GGAGATTATTGACACAGCTAATACAATATTAGCTCATTCAGCACCTAAAGCAGCTAAGAAGTTAGTGGATGTTTTAGAAAGTGATGAACCTATTCCACAAGTTAACGCAAAGTTACAAGCAGCACAAACCTTATTAGATAGAGTTGGAGTAGCTAAGAAAGAAAGTATTAATGTTAATCACAATCATAGTGGCGGAATTTTTATTTTACCAGATAAAAAAGAAACTATTATAGATGCAGAACCAGTAGAGGTAGAGAATGACTAAAGTTTTTTACCTTTTAATGTTTTTAAGTGCTTCAACAGAAACTACCTTTTACAATAAAGGTATGTATTTTATGACTATGGAAGAATGTATATTAGGAAAACCTGTAGCAGTTGAAGTAATGAGAATGGAAGCTGAAGCAATTGGATTAAGAGATATACATATTGATGCTCATTGTATTGAGATGGATGTTAAGGAGTATAAACAAACTATCAATTCGTAATGCTTACTAAACGAAAAACATCAACTATACCTTTTGGTTATAAGGAAGCAAGTGAAAAAGGTTTTCTTGAACCAATACCGGAACAGATAAAAGAATTAGAAGAAACAAAAAGACATATTATTAATGGTTCACTATCATTAAGAGGTGCAGCAGAACAATTAGAACATAAGACTGGTCGTAAGATATCTTATGTAGGATTAAAAAAGATAGTTGATAAATCAAGAATAAAAAGTTTATTAGACAAAAGAAATATATAATGAAAAATATTTTACTTGGATTATTCTTTGCTAGTCTATTACTAGGTTCATTTTATCTAGGATATATATTTGCTATAGATATATTTGAATTTATTTGTTTTAGAACAGACTTATAATGAGTAAAGACCCAAAAAAAGGAACAGGAAAAAAACCTAAAGGTTCTGGTAGAAGACTCTACACAGACGAGAATCCTAAAGATACTGTAAGTATTAAATATGCAACAGTATCAGACGCAAAGAAAACAATTAGTAAAGTTAAAAGAATTAATAAACCATACGCAAGAAAGATACAGATTCTTACTGTACTAGAACAAAGGGCAAAAGTACAAAATAAAAACGAACAAGCTAGACTTGCAAAAGCAGCAAAGAAACAATTAAAGAATAAAAGGGATTCGTAATGGTTGGAAGACCGAAGGGTTCTAAAGCCCCAAGGCATTTGTCTATGGAAACAAAGGCAAAGCTACAAGCTAGAAAAGAACTTAGAGATAAAGAAAAAGAATTAGCAAAGCTAGAAAGAAAGATAGCTAAGAAAAGAAATAATTTAAACGAGAAGAAGAAAGTTTTAACAAAGGTTGAACTTGCGGTAGACCCAAAGCGACAACAAACTACCAACAAAAATACAGTTATTACTGAATCAGAGTTTGAGAAAGCACCGAAACAAGTTCGAGACTTTATTAAAGAAAACAAAGAGTCCATAGTATTTAAACCTAATAATGGACCGCAAACCGATTTCCTAGCAGCAGGAGAACAAGATGTTCTTTATGGTGGTGCTGCGGGAGGTGGTAAGTCATATGCAATGTTAGTAGACCCATTAAGGTTTATGCATAGACCGAGCCACCGAGCATTACTTTTAAGAAGAAGTATGCCCGAACTTAGAGAATTAATAGATAAGTCCAGAGAGTTATATACCAAAGCTTTTCCGGGTGCAAAGTTCAGAGAAGTAGAAAAGGTATGGAAATTTCCTTCGGGTGCTACATTGGAGTTTGGATATCTTGACAGAGATGCAGATGTGTATCGCTATCAAGGTCAAGCTTATAGTTGGATAGGTATTGATGAATTAACACAATACCCAACAGAGTTTCCACTTCAATATTTGCAATCACGATTAAGAACAACAGACGCACAAATAAAACCTTATATTCGGTGTACTGCAAACCCGGGAGGAGTTGGTGGACATTGGGTAAGAAAAAGATATCTTGACCCGAGTCCTCCTAACGAATCTTTTAAAGGACCAGATGGATTAAGTAGAAAATTTATTCCGGCACGATTAGAAGATAATCCATATTTATCAGAAGATGGTAGATATGAAAAGATGTTGGAGTCATTACCCCCAATACAAAGAAAACAATTGTTAGAAGGTAATTGGGATGTAGCAGAAGGTGCAGCATTTGTTGAGTTCAATCCAGAGATTCATGTTATACCTCCATTTAAAATACCAATACATTGGACTAGATTAAAAGGAATTGACTATGGCTATGCTGCCGAATCTGCTTGTGTATGGGCAACGATAGACCCAGATGATGATACATTAATAATTTATCGTGAACTATATCGAAAAGGTTTAACAGGTGAAGACTTATCTAACATGCTTCGAGAATATGAACGAGATGATAGAAGAAGTATTCAAGGAGTATTAGATACTGCAGCTTGGAACAAGACAGGTGTGGGAGGACCAACAGTAGGAGAAACATTGGTCCGAGCAGGACATAAGTTAAGACCCGCAGATAAAAATAGAATTCAAGGTAAGATACAAATACATGAGTATCTAAAACAAAACAAAACAACAGGCAGACCAAGACTACAGATATTTTCTAATTGTGTTAATCTAATAAGAGAATTACAAAGTATTCCTGTTGACCCTAATAAGCCAGAGGATGTTGATACAAAAGCATCAGACCATGCATATGATGCACTTAGATATTTAATTATGTCAAGACCTCAAAAACCTTCAGCTTATAGTCAGATGAGAGAAATAAAAAGATTTACACCATCTGACCCTACCTTTGGATATTAACATGGGAGATAGTAGTAAAATGTTTTTAGCAAATTTAAAAATGAAATCAAAAATTATAGAAGCTTTAATTGCTAATGCAGAAGGTAATATAAAAAAACATAAAGCTAATGTTGATGTTTATTTAGAGAACCCTGCAGGTATAGGAGACCATTCAGACATATTAGGTGCTATACGAAATGAAATACAATTAATAGCTAAAGAAGAAGAAATAATTAATATATTAAAAAAATATTTCTAATGCCTACCTATACATTTAGAAATAAAAAAACTCAAGAAGAGTATGATAAGTTTATGTCATACGAAGAAATGATTGAGTATAAGAAAAAACCTAATATTGAATATGTTATAAAACCATTTAAAGTATTTAGACTAAATGATATGGGTGGACCAGAAGATAGATTTAGACAATGGTGCAGACAACCAGAAGCAGATATAGATACCAGCAAATCAAAAAATTTTAGGAACTCGAAAGAAGAATATTTAAATAGTGATGCCGAAGACAAGTAGTCCCATAACTGTAGGTGATAAAGAATATCACAAGTATTTAATAGTTTGGGAGGATATATGCGGTGATTCTTCAATTACTGATTATAATGAGTTTTCAAAGATGTCAGTAGCTACAATTAATACAGAAGCTTATATATTTAAGAAAACTGACAAATATGTGTGGAGTTTTGCATCATATCAGAATGATAATGGTGAGGTAGCTTTTGGTGATAGAAATGTCTATCCTAGAAGTGTAATTAAGAAAATGATAAAGATTTAACTTGACAAAATCAACAAGTAGGTGTATAATAAAGGTATAACTAGATATGGTAGATAACACAGACATTACTAATTCAAAAGAAGAAGAAAACCAAGAAAAAGAACAAGAAGCTAATAGACTGGCTTCTTTTGTCTATGAAAAGTTTGATTCTTCTGAAAGAGCAAGACAATCTGATGAAGACAGATGGCTTGAAGCTTTTCATAATTATAGAGGTAAATACTATAAAAATGTTCATTTTAGAGAACATGAAAAGTCAAGAGTATTTGTCAAAGTAACTAAGACAAAAGTTTTAGCTGCATATGGACAATTAATAGATGTTTTATTTTCTGCTAATAAATTTCCAATATCAGTAGAAGAAACAAAAGTACCAGAAGGTGCATCTGAATATGCTCACCTTAATCCTGTAGGAGAAAACTTACAAAAGTCTGGACCAAGTATAGAAGGTGGACCAGACCAATCAGAACAAACAATGTCACCAGAGCAAATGTCTTTGGTTGGTTTTGAAGGTGATGGTAGAGAATTACCAAAGGGTGCTACATTTAATGGTCTATCAGAAAACAAAGAATTTTTAGGTTCACTTAAAGATGAACTAGGAGATAAATCAGTACAAGAAGGTTCTGCTCCATTGCCAGAGATGGCACAAATAAGACCTGCTACTACACTAGCAAGACGAATGGAAAAATTAATCCATGATGAAATTGATGAGTCTAGTGGGTCACAAGAATTAAGAAGTGCAATATTTGAATCTTGTTTGTTAGGAACAGGAATTATTAAAGGTCCTTTTACTTTTAATAAAACTTTACATAGATATGTTAAGAATGAAGATGGTACAAGAAGTTATCAACCAGAACAAGTAAAAGTACCAAGACTAGAATTTGTAAGTGCATGGGATTTTTATCCAGACCCAAATGCAAAAAATATTGAAGAGTGTGAATATGTTGTACATAGACACAAACTAAATAAAAATCAATTAAGAGATTTATTAGATAGACCTTTCTTTGATAAAGATGCAGTCATAGCAACTTTAGAAGATGGTCCAAACTATCGTAATAGAACATTTGAAACACAAATTAAAAATGAAGATAGTTATCAAACTCAAAATGATAGATTTGAAATATTAGAATTTTGGGGTTGTGTAGATAAACAAGTATTAGAAGATTCTCAAATACCTGTTCCAGAAGGAATGGATGATGAAAAAGAATTACAGATTAATGCATGGGTAACTGAGAATAGAGTTTTAAGAATGGTAGTCAATCCATTTAAACCATATCGAATACCTTACAATGCATTTCCTTATGAGAAGAATCCATATAGTTTCTTTGGTATAGGTGTACCAGAAAATATGAATGATGCTCAACAAATTATGAATGGTCATGCAAGAATGGCTATTGATAATTTAGCTTTATCTGGTTCTCTTGTATTTGATGTTGATGAATCAGCATTAGTTGCAGGACAAACTATGGATGTATATCCGGGAAAAATATTTAGAAGACAAGCAGGAATGCCCGGTCAAGCTATTCATGGATTAAAGTTTCCAAACACATCAACTGAAAATATGATGATGTTTGATAAGTTTAGACAGTTAGCAGATGAGTCAACAGGAATACCTTCTTACTCACATGGTCAGACAGGTGTTCAAAGTATGACAAGAACAGCTTCTGGTATGTCAATGTTATTATCAGCAGCAAACTTAAATATAAAAACTGTTGTAAAAAATTTAGACGATTTCTTATTAAAACCTTTAGGCGAAGCATACTTCCAATGGAACATGCAGTTTTATGAAGGAGACTTAGCAATCGAGGGAGACCTTGAAGTTAAGGCAACAGGAACATCTTCTTTAATGCAAAAAGAAGTTAGGTCACAAAGACTTACTATGTTCCTACAAAGTGTTCAGAATCCGGCAATTGCACCATTTGTTAAGATTCCAGAATTAATAAAAGAATTAGCATATACATTAGACCTTGACCCAGAGACAGTAATCAATGACCCTAATGAAGCAGAAATATATGCTAAGATTATAGGACTACAAAATGCAAGACCGAACCAATCAGTTGGTGGAACAGATAGTCCAGAGTCCCCAATGGCAGCACCTCAAGGAGTACCTATTGAAACTCCAGAACCAGACAACTCGGGAGTTGGCAATGGCACAATCGGAACAGGAAGTGTACCGCAAACAGGGGAAATGGAATTTACTGGAACAGTTAATCCAACTGGACAAAACTAATAAACTAAACAAACAACAGGAGAAATAACTATGCCAATGGGAAAAGGAACTTACGGAAGTACTAAAGGAAGACCACCTAAGAAGAAAAAAATGATGCATGGCGGAATGACTGCTAAAAAGAAAAAGATGATGGATGGCGGCATGATGGGCATGAAGAAGAAAAAAATGTATGGTGGCGGAATGATGTCTTCTAAAAGAAAAAAATAATTTAAATGGCTACTAAAGAGTTAAGAAATCAAATGGATGGGTTTATGCAACCCGCTTCTGACCAAGCACCTACTATGGGCTTGTATGATACTAATACACCTCAAAGTGTCAGAGAAGGAACTCCATTAAGATTATTTGACAAAACTAGAGCCAGATATAAAATTGGTGATGTTGTCAAAGAAGATAAAAAAGATTTTGATAATGCTTTGGCAACATACAACTTAATGAAAAAACAAGGCATGAAAGACGATAGCATTATTGCTAGAATAGGTCTTAATATGATGAATAGAATTAAAATGAATAAACAAAATGTAACTAAAGCTGCTACAGGTGGCTTAATGGGTGGTGACCCTAGACTTGGTAAAATTGAAGATGTTGGTTATCAAGCATATAGATATGGTGGACCAGTTCTTAAAATGGCAGCAGGTGATACACCTTTTCAATCATGGTTAAGTTCAACATATGATAAAAAAGTAGAAGATTTATCTGCACAAGAATATAGTTTATTTTCACAAGAGTGGACAAGATTACAAAATAAAAAAGCTGATGGTGGAGAAATAAAAATACCAGAACTTGCACCAGAAGCAGAAACTACTATGGAAATGCAAATGGAAGAAGCAATGACTCCTAGTGGTGAAACTGAAATGACAGATATAAAAGCAGAAGTTGATACATCTGTTTTAGATTCTGATGAAGAACAATTATTAGAAGAAGTTATTGAAATGCATCCGGGTATTATGGATGTTATTGTTAAATTATCAGCAAAAGAATTTACCGGTGAGGGCGAAGTTGATGGACCGGGAACAGGAACTTCAGACTCGATACCTGCAATGTTATCGGATGGTGAGTTTGTATTTACAGCAAAAGCAGTTAAACAAATTGGTGTAGACAGACTTAGAAAACAAATGAAAGCAGCAGAACAAGAGTATGATAACAGTATGGCAGTTCAAGATTCTCAAATGGAATCTGGACAACCCATGATGGCAAATGGCGGATTATTATCTGCCGACAAGTATAAAATATAGAGCTACCCGGGCAATCACCTAGGCACTCTATATCGGCTACTTTGCAATACGCAAACCCCAAAACAAGAAAGGTGATTAAAAATGGTTGAAAGTAATGCAGACACTTTACTAAAAAGTAAAGCTACTCAGCAGAGTAATGAAACAGAAGCAAATCCATATAATGCTAAAAAGGATTATATTGATTATGAACAAAGAGAAGCAAATGCGAAAGAACCTTTTGCAGATGCTAATACGATAGCGGTTAAGAAGGACCAACCAAAAGTTGTTGTTGATTCTATGCAATCACAAGAACAAGAGGAAGATACTCCAGAAGAACAAGCTGACAGACCTTATAAAAAGGTTGACTACAAAAAAAGATATGATGACCTCAAGAAACATTATGATGGTCGGGTTAATTCTTTTAAAGCAAGAGAAAATGAACTCTTAGCAGAGATTAGGTCTAATAGACCTACATACAAAGCACCAAAGAGTGCAGATGAACTTGCAGCATTTAAAAAAGAATATCCAGATGTTTATGGTGTTGTTGAATCAGTATCACATCTTCAAGCTTCTAAGGAAACAGAAGATTTAAAACAAGAGATTAAAAGTCTTAAAGAATTAAATCAAGCTGCAAACAAAGAGAAAGCAGAAGCTAGACTAGCGAGAATGCATCCAGACTTTGAAGAAATTCGTGAGTCAGATGATTTTCATAGTTGGGCATCAAGTCAACCCGAAGCAATTAAGGACTGGGTTTATGGTAATGCTACAAATGCAGAACTTGCTTCAAGAGCAATAGATTTATTCAAGCAGGATACCGGCAAGTCAAAATCTAAACAAGAACCAAGTGGTGATTTAGTTGCTGCATCAGAAATGGTGAAAGTTAAAAACAGCAAAGAAATTGGATATGGTTCTAAAAAGATTTGGACTCGTTCACAAATAGCGGCAATGTCGCAGTCAGAATTTGATAAGAACGAGAAAGCTATAACTGAAGCTATGTCTGAAGGTCGTATCGTAAATGATATGGGTAACAGACCGGGTAGAGGTTCTGGCAATCCTACTTACTAAATTAAAGACCGCACATTGTTAATCACTTAACTTAAACAACAAAGGAAAGGGGAATATCATGGCGGTATTTCAAAATGCTTCCGGAGGTGCTAATAATAACTTTAACGCAGGTACTTCGGGACAAACTAATGAGTTCTTCGTACCAGAAATATTTTCGAAGAAGATTCAAAACTTCTTTAGAAAGTCTTCTGTTATCGAAGCAATAACAAACACAGACTACGCAGGTGAGATTGCGGCTTTCGGTGATACAGTAAAAATCATCAAAGAACCAGAAATCACAGTTGCGGCTTATACAAGAGCAGCAAGTACAGCTAAGCAGTTTTTAACTGACCAAGAACTTACTCTTGTAATCGACAAAGCAAACAGCTTTAAGTTTATAGTTGACGATATTGAGGAAAAACTTTCTCATATCAACTTTGCATCAGTAGGTGCATCAAGTGCAGCTTATACACTTAAGAACACTATGGATGCTGAAGTATTATCTGCAATGTTTGCAGGTGTATCTACTTCTGGTCCAGACCATAGACTTGGTGGTGATGGCAATGGTGCTGCATCAGCAAGTTTTGGTTCTAATGACCCATTAGATATGGGTTATGCATCTGGTGAGTTGACTCCTTTATCAATCATGGCTAGAATGGCTAGATTGTTAGATGACTCTTCAGTACCAGAAGACCAAAGATGGTTCGTTGCAAAACCAGAGTTCTATGAAGAACTAGCAGCAGAAGACTCAAAACTTATGTCATCTGACTTTAACCAAGGTGATGGTGGAGTAAGAAATGGTCTAGTTGCATCTGGTTCAATTAGAGGATTCCAAATGTATAAATCTTCTAATGTACCTGCAACTGTAGGTTCTACAGCAACTGGTCAATGTTTAGCAGGACATATGTCTTCTACAGCAACTGCCCAGTCAATCTTAAACATTGAAACTTTAAGAGACCATGACACTTTTGGTGACATTGTTAGAGGTCTTCATGTATATGGAAGACAAGTTCTTAGAGACAATGCTTTAGTAAAAGCAGTCTACACTATAGACTAATACTTAATATTGAGGGGGCGATTAATCTCGCCCTCTCTTTTAATAAACAGGACAAAATTTAATGGCAGCACCCTTTAGAACATTTTTAGATTTAACAAATACTCTTATAAGAGAATTGAATGAGGTAGAGTTGTCAAGTGTTTCTTTTGCAAATGCTAAAGGAATACAAAAATATATTAAAGATACAATTAATAGAGCATACTTTGATATTTGTAATGCAGAAGATAAATGGAGTTTCTTAGCAGTTGGTGACCCAAGTAATAACTATTATGGAAATGTTGCAGTTGAAACTGTATCTGGAACTAGGTGGTACAAATTTAACGCAAGTTCAACTGGAGTTACAACTGATTATGGCTTTATAGATTATGAAAATGTAGTCTTAACAGAAGAAGGTGTTAGTGGAAAAACAGCACCATTTGAAATAAGAAATTTAAGACCTATTACTACAGAGTTTTGGAGTAAGCATTATTCAATATCTGAGTCAGTAGATAAAAGTGATACACAAACATTTGGTATCCCACAAAGAATTATTAGAAGTCCAAAGAATGATAAGTTTGGTTTATCTCCTATACCAGATGGTAAATACAAAATTTATTTCTTTGCATATTCACAACCAGAAGAATTAACAGCACATGGAGATACTGTAGTATTCCCACAACAATATACAACAGTATTACTTGCAAGAGCAAGATACTATGTACATCAATTTAAAGATAATATAAGTCAGTCCCAACTAGCTGATGCAGAATATAAAAAAGGTTTAAGAACAATGAGAGAACAACTTATTGAACCTTTTCCAGATAGAATGACTGATGATAGAACAAGGATAGTATAATGGCAAAGTCACCTGCATGGCAGAGAAAAGAAGGTAAGAATCCTAAAGGTGGTTTAAATGCAAAAGGTAGAGCAAGTTATAATCGTGCTACCGGAGGAAATTTAAAAGCACCAAGTAAAAAAGTTGGTAATAAAAGAAGGGCTAGTTTTTGTGCAAGGATGAAAGGGATGAAGAAAAAACTTACATCTGCAAAAACTGCAAGAGACCCTAATAGTAGAATAAATAAAGCATTAAGAGCATGGAATTGTTAAATGGCAGAACAAGGTGTATCAGTAACATGCGAAGGCGGATTAGACTTAGTAGGTACAACACACTCACTATTTAGAACTCCGGGTGTCGCAACAACTTTGGAAAACTATGAATCTTCTATCCATGGAGGATATAGAAGAATAAATGGTTTTTCTAAATTTGGTTCTAGTACTCCAGATACAACTAGTGCAAACTTAGAAGGTATATTTAGATATGCTAAAGGAGTTGTAGCTTGTCAAGGTTCTAATATTTATTATAGTGCAGATGGTAATACATGGACACAAGTAAATAAAGATACCTATCAAAATAAAACAGGAACAGTTTCAGTAACAGCAGGTTCTCCAACTGTAACAGGAAGTGGAACAAGTTTTACTACAGAATTTTCAGTAGGTGATGATATTAAAATTAACAATGAAATTTTTAATATCTTATCTATTACAGATAATGTAACACTAACTGCAGATGGTAATTTTGCAGCAACAGCTTCAAGTCAAAATATAAAAAAGAATGGAGCAGATGCATCACAATTAGCAAGTGGTTCAACAATAGCAAGAGTAAGTCAATCTGATTGTAAGTTTGCTTTATATGAAGGTGAATCACAATATGGTGAATTATTTATAGTAGATGGAAATAATCAACCTGCATATTTAAAAATAGATATAGCTAGTGGAACACATACTTTCTTTTTTAAAGAAATACAAAGGTCTGCTCCAGAAAAATCTAAGTTTGCAACTATTTTTGCAGAAAGATTAGTAGTAGCAGGAGATGCAGATAATCCACAAGTATTAAGTTATAGTACAAGATTAAAACCAGAAGACTTTACAGGTTCATCAGCAGGTACAATAGATGTTGGTGATAAAATAAAAGCAATAAAACCTTTTAGAAATAAACTTATTGTTTTTTGTGAATCAAGTATATTTCAAATTTCTGGACTAGATGGTACTGCAGCAGTATCTGGTGTCACAAAAAACATTGGATGTGTAAGTGGTAATACAGTTCAAGAAATAGGTGGAGATTTAATTTTCTTAGCACCAGATGGTTTAAGAACTATTGCAGGAACAGCAAGAATTGACGATATAGAATTAAGTTCTATTAGTAGAAAAATATTACCAGTATTTAGAGATGAAGTAATGCCTTTTCTATCATCAATTAGATTTGCAAGTATGGTAGTAAGAGAAAAAAGTCAATATAGATTATTTTATTTTAAATCTGGAGTAGCTAATAATATTCAAGGTGGAGTTATAGGAACATTTAAAATATCTTCTACAGGTGCAGGAATTTATGAGTGGAGTACTACAAAAGGAATACCTGCTAAAATAGCACACTCTGGTGTAGATGAAAATGGAAGTGAAGTTCTTTATCATTCAGATGAATCTGGTTTTGTTTTTAACCATGATACTGGTAACAGTTTTGATAGTTCAAATATTGTAGCAACATATAAATCACCAGATTTAGATTATGGTGATGCAGGTGTTAGAAAAACTTTATACTATATTAAAACAAGTATTCGTTCTGAAGGAACAAATAATAATTTAAAGTTACTTACTCGTTATGATTTTGAAAGTGGTGATGTAACTCAACCAGATGAAATAGCATTAGGAGCATTACAAACTCCTGCTAAATTTGGAAGTGGTTCAGTATTTGGAACAACAATTTTCGGTGGAACATTATTTCCACAACAAAAAACAACACTAACAGGTAGTGGATTTACAAATAACTTTAGAGTTAGAAGTACAGGGACAGGTTCACCTTATACTGTATCTGGATTTTATGTAGATTTTATACCTGCAGGAAGGACATAATAAATGGCAGCTTATACTAGACAGAGTACATTCACAGATGGTGATACTATATTTGCATCATTGCTTAATAATGAGTATGACCAACTAGCCGCAGCTTTTAATGTATCGTCTGGACATACGCATGATGGTTCGACTACAGGAGATGGTGGTCCGATATCAAAATTATTTAGTAATGCTATTACCTTTGGTACAAATGTCAATGCAGATGTTGTAGTTACATTTGATGCAACAAGTAATGATGGTGTTCTTTCATGGATGGAAGATGAAGATTACTTCCAATTCTCAGATGATATTTTATTAAGTACAGATGAGAAAATTTTATTTAGAGATTCAGCAATATCAATTAATTCATCAACAGATGGTAGATTAAATATTGCAGCAGATACAGATATAGTTGTAGCAACAACAACATTAGATGTTAATGCAAATACAGATATATCTGGTACTTTAAAAATAGGAAGTGGTGCAACAGTTTCTACAATATTAGATGAAGATAACTTTGCATCAGATTCAGCAACAGCATTAGCAACACAACAAAGTATTAAAGCTTATGTAGATGCAGTTACAGCTTCAGTTAATGCACAAGATTTAGATTTTCAAGGTGATTCTGGTGGTGCATTAAATATAGATTTAGATACAGAAACTTT